GATCAACAAACCTATGTTAATCAAAGTGATGGAATGGGAAATGAACGCACGGAAAGGTAACTGGGTTTCAGCCGTTGCGCCACGTTCTGGTAAAGCGCCAGCATCAGCGCCAGCGCAAGTTGCTAAAGCACCAGCACCTAGAGCATCAACACCAGCATTTGAAATAGATGATGATATTCCTTTTTAATTAACCATTAAACATGGCGGTCTAATAAACCGCCATTTCAAGTTATGAATCCTAAAAATTTATGCCCTAAATGTAAAGTCGGGATGGGGTTGTTCTACTCATTACGAATGAAGTGGTGCATTGACTGTGGCACGAGGTATCCGTGGGAGCTGGACGAAGGACAGAAACCGTTAATTAAACATCAGAGGTAGGAGAACGGTATGAGTTTAACAAGACAAGAAGTATTTCAGGCATTAGCTGATGGGAAAGAGGTTGAGCTAACTAATAAACTACGGGAAGATTGGGTTTCTTTAGTTTATGGTTGTTATGATAGCTTGCATACAGGATGCTTCAATAACTATAAGTGGCGCATTAAGCCAGAACCACCTAAATGGTACGAGAATATACCAGAACAAGGTATACTATGTTGGTATGGTGATAAATACCATAACCTACCTACAGATAGTAAATGTATTACGATCATTACTAGGTATTTCTCAGGAGATGGTAAACCTTTTATGTCTATCTCAGGGTTTAGGCATGAAAATTGTATACCACTAACTAATGAAGAAATTAAACAATTCCTAAGAGGAGAATAAAATGTTAAACCATAGAGAAGTATTAGAAGCACTACTAGCTGGAGAAACTTTAGTTGATGTGAATGATAAAGACATAACTCTAAGATTTGACGAAGATACTATAGTTACAACAGACAGTCTTTATCGGTTTTCAGGAAGTGTAGAAGATATTTGCTTGTCAGATTGGGAAATCAAGCCTAGAACTATTAACATTAATGGGTATGAAGTTCCTGAACCTATTAGGGTCAGCCCTGAAGTGGGTAAGGTGTATTATGTAGTTTGTCTACCAGATATTAGTGTAGAAAATTATACCTTTTATAACGGGCATCCAGAAACTAAATGGTTTAGTCAAGGTCTTTTACATAAAACCAGAGAAGCCGCAGAACTACACTTAGAAGCTTTACTTAGTTTTACCGCATTAACCAACGAAGAAATCGAGGCTTTTAAACGATGAATCAAAACACAGAACAAAGAATACCAGAATGGTTTGCCGCCAGAAAAGGTCGCATAACCGCATCAAGTGTTGGCGCAATCCTTGAATTATCACCCTTTATGAAGCCAAAGGACGTTATGCGTCAGATGGTGCGTGAATACCACGGCGCAGAGCGTGAATTTCAAGGCAATGCGGCTACGAATTACGGCACAAACCATGAACCATTGGCGTTAGCTGATTATGAATTGCAATACAACAAAGTTGAGCTATGCGGTTTTTATACTAAAGGGACTGCGCTGGGTGCGTCACCAGATGGCTTAATAGGTGACGATGGATTAATCGAAATAAAATGCCCTTACAGTCTAAAAGATAAGCTTGAACCGCAATTTAAATCAATTGATGAGCAGCCGCATTATTACGCGCAAATCCAATTCCAGCTTTATTGTACGGATCGTAAATGGTGCGACTTTTATCAATGGTCGGCGCGTTTTCACAAACTTGAACGGGTTGAAATAAATAAAGAATGGCTTGATAAAAACTTGCCAAAATTAGGTGACTTTTATGTTGAATATTTGTTTGAGCGTGAACAACCAAACGCACAATATTATTTAGAGCCAAAGCATAAAGAACAACAAACGGACATTGCCGAGCAGTTGGTGATTAAGTGTCAAGAAATTAGCGATGCTATTAAAGATTTAGAAGAACAGAAAAAAGGCTTGTTGGAAGAACTTGTACAGGTTTGCGGTGAACAAGATAGCGTCATCAATGGTCATAAGCTGACTAGAGTTGTGCGTGAAGGATCAATATCTTATGCCAAAGCAATTAAAGACCTAGCACCTAATGCTGATTTGTCGGCATACAAAGGCAGCCCAACTGAGTATTGGAAATTAAGCTGATGCTTCGCTGGTATCAACAAGAAGCCCACGATGCCGCAATAGATTGGGTTAAAAAATCAACCGAACCATGCCTGTTGGAACTGCCAACAGGTAGCGGCAAAAGTCATATTGTCGCGGCAATTGCGAACACGTTGCACACCATTAGCAACGGCAAATCTATATTGGTGATTGTTCCATCAAAAGAGTTGGTAGAACAAAACGCTGAAAAGTATCGAGAAACTGGCAATCCTTGCTCATTGTTTAGCGCCAGCGTGGGCGAAACTTGTACCAGATACCCTGTAGTGTTTGGTACGCCAGTCAGCATTAAAAACAAAATACATCGTTTTGGTAATCGGTTTTGTGGAATTATTATTGATGAGGCGCATCGGCTAACGCCAACAGTTAAAGATATTATTGGATCAATTCAAAATCACAATCCAAAGCTTAGAATAATAGGCTTGTCAGCCACGCCTTATCGCCTTGGTAGTGGCTATATTTATCACCAAGATGAAAATGGCAAAGCGCACGGTGAAAACAAAGCAAAAGATCCATTTTTTATGCAACGTGTTTATACAGTAAAAGCGAAAGATTTGATTGACCAAGGTTTTTTAACGCAGCCGATTGTTGGTGCTATTAACGAGCATTATGACACCATCAATATGCAAACGAATAAGATGGGGCAGTTTAGCGCGGCAGATATTGATAAGGCTTATCATGGACACGGCAGATTAACATCGGCGATTGTTGGTGATGTTGTGGCACAATCAAGAAACAGACAAGGCGTGATGTTTTTTGCCGCCACGGTACAACATGCTAATGAAATCATGGCAAGTTTGCCGCCAGAGTTATCAGCTATTGTTACTGGTGAAACGCCCCCTGTTGAACGTGAAGATATTCTTTGCAAATTCAAAGCCAAGTTGATTAAGTATCTTGTTAACGTGTCGGTATTAACGACAGGATTTGATGCGCCACACGTTGATGTTATTGCTATTTTAAGAGCAACTGAGTCAATAGCATTATTGCAACAAATAATTGGGCGCGGTTTGCGTCTAGCGCCGAACAAAGCCGATTGTTTAGTATTAGATTACGCCGAAAACATTGAACGCCATTGTCCAGATGGTGATATTTTTAATCCAGAAATTGAAGCCTCAATGTCATCGGGTGGCGGCGGCTTTATTAAATGCATTTGTCCAAAATGCGGTCAAGAAAATGAGTTTTCCGCCAAAGAAAATAAAGATGGCTATCAGGTCAGCATTGACGGTTATTTTTTAGACCTTGAAGGCCATAAAATAGAAACAGAATTTGGCGCAATGCCTGCACACTGGGGAAGGCGCTGTAATGGCTGGAGCATAACTAGAACAGGAAAGTTTGAACAATGCGATGAACGATGGACGTTTAAACCATGCCCGCATTGTGAAGCTGAAAATGATATTGCCGCCAGATATTGTAAAGAGTGCAAGGGCGAGATTATTGATCCGAACGAGAAACTTGCATCGGATTTTAAGGCATTAAAAAAAGATCCTACACGGTTGCAAACGGATCGAGTCATATCAATGGTGGTATGGCCTACACTCAGCAGAGCTGGTAACCCTTGTTTAAAAGTTGAATTTGTCACAGAATACCGAGCGTTTTCAGTTTGGTTTAATGAAAAAATGCGTAGGGAATACAATCGGTTCATGGAAAATACCGAAACTGGCTGTGTTCCGCCATCAACAATTAGTTATAAGAAAGTTGATAACTTTTACAAGATCATAGGATATAACGAAGAACCTGATGAAATTCCATCCTGACATACCTGTTTATGGTGATATTAAATTTCGTGGTGATTGTGCGTGTGAAACCGTTGAGGCTGTCACGTTTTTCGCCAAGATTCGCAGAGAATACCCAGATACTTATGGCTTGATTGCTACACACATTAGAAACGAGGGTAAACGCAGTTTTAACCAAGTATCTAAACAGAAAGCAGAAGGCATGACCAAAGGCGCACCGGATATTATTATTCCTGGCAGTCCTGCTTTTATTTGCGAGCTAAAGCGCAAGGATCACACCAAATCATCATGGCAAGATGGGCAACAAGAATACTTGTTAGCGGCTAAAAAAGAAGGTGCTTTTGTTTGCGTAGCGTTGGGTTATGAAGCAGCGTTTGAGGCTTTTTTATCTTGGAGCGATAAAAAAAAGTTGCGTAAGGATTAAAAAAGGATTAGTATTTAATCGACTCGGTTGGCGGTGATTGGAGTTATAAAAACCGCGAATATAGGATTGTCAAGTTTACATAGTGCTCTTGCTCCAATGGTTTTAACTTCGTGGTTATCCATTGATGATGGCTATATTTACGGGCTAAGCCGCAGCCGCTGGATAAACGTAACCAGCACCATCACGCATGGCGATTGAAGATAGGTTAGCTACCTATGAGATCTAGCGCTAAAACTTGGTTGATGTGGGTTCGACTCCCACCAGTCGCCAGCCGTGATGGTTAATGCGTAGGCTGATACGCTCAGGAAACGTGCTTGTCTAGGATAACAAGTAAGCCAGAGATCAGCACTGGCAACCATCACGCATGGCGATTGACTGGTTCATCAGATGCCGTTCATAAAAACCGCTCTGCTCTGGTAATTCCTCACCAGTCGCCAGTCGTGATGGTCGCGACATCAGGGAAACCAACCCTAAACTAATGGTGACAGCTTGGAAAGACAAGCATCTTATAAGGAATAGATTATGAATATAAAAGTTATTATGAATATAAAAGTTTATGCAGTAATTGATAATGGGGATGGCGATATTTTTAAAGTTTATCTAAGTAAACGAGAAGCTCAAGCCTCCGCAGATGGTTTAGCTCCTTGTTATAGATGCTCTGTACAAGAAACACAGATAGAAGTATCTTTAAAGATTTTACTTAGACTATTGTTTAGTAGAAGCAGCCAGTAGCCGCAAGCTGGATAATACGGCCTTCCGCTTCGGGGTTTTTTGTAATCGTTCGGTGACAGCTTGGAAAGACAAGCACTATGAAGGAATACCACTACCTGTAACAGAAGGACAGGTCGGAGTGGTATTCACCGGATTGGGTAAGTGTCCGGCAACTAATAATGCAAGGTTAAAAAGTTCGGTCGGTGTCCTCCAGCACCGCACACAAGGCTGGAGTAGTTTGTTTAGCGTGATTACTCTCACGGGCATGCTGAATTATCACACTAAAACCGAGCAACGTCCGCGCTGGCGACGATAAAGGCCAGCACTATGAAGGAATACCACTGCCTGTAACAGAAGGACAGGTCGGAGTGCGGAAACGTGGTCGTAGTGGTATTCACTTGATGGTAAACGATGTGGCTTGACTACTGAGATTCTGTCTAGTAGCCATCAGATTGTAAAGCAAACAAGCTGTGAATAACCGGTCAGCGGGAGTCCTATCAGTCCCAAAAAAAATGGTAGCAGTTATGCAAGTTGACCAAACCTACGCCCATGATGGTTAATTGGGCTTTCAATTTTAAGCCATGCCTAATTGAGGAGTTATAAGCATGAGTTATCAAAGCACCAATCCCATTAAAAAAATTATTTGCAAACGATGCAAAAAACAAATTGAAACCGTTAGCAGAACACGGGTTTATTGTCCTGAGTGCAGTAAAATTATTCAGGCAGCAAGATAATGGATAATTTAATTGATGCTGAAGAAGCTGCAAAAACTTTGAATTTAAAAATAGCAGTTTTTAGACAATTACGA